AATTTTATATTTAAAAAACTTTATGAAATTTTAATAAAACATATGGTGCACTCAACAGGAGAATATAATATACACTCTAAACTATAGATTATACTTTAAATATAGATATAATTTCTGTTGTTTGTCTGTTGTTATAAATTATTTAGTTTATCCAGAACTTCTAACTTCTTTTCTTTCATGACATGAGTGTAAATATCCATTGTGGTAGATATATCCCCATGCCCCATTAATACTTGAACAGTTTTAATAGGAACATCTAGCTCAAATAATCTAGTTGCATAACTGTGCCTAATGCTATGGAAACTTCTATGAGGAATATTTAATTTTTTACAAAGAGCAGTAATTCTTCTTTGAGGTCTTTTTGGTTCAATAGGTTTCCCAGCATCTGAAAATATTAGTCCATTATCATGAGGAATATTATCTAGCATCTTTAAAACTTTATCTGGTAATGGAATTTCTCTTTCGCTGTTTTTAGTTTTTAAATCTTTGAAAATATATTTTAATTTTTTTCCGCTATCTTTATCTTCGTTTGGAACTCTTCTATACTGTCTTTTAACTATCAACATATTCTCATTAATATCATTCCATTGTAGACCTAATACTTCTCCAAGTCTCAAACCTGTAAAAAATGTAAAGTAAATAATACAGTCTACTATATTTCTTTTATCTAAAGTTTTTAAAATCAAATCTTGCTCTTCTTTAGAGAATACACTAATTCTTTCTTTTTTATTCTCTTTTGGCAGTATTATTGCTAAGCAATAATCTTTCATCATTATCCCTTCAATAATCGCAAATTTTATGCATGAGTGGATATGTACATAAGTTCTTCTTATAGTAGTAGGGGAGAACTTTTCTTGTAGCTCATTGAAATATTGTTGTAAGTCCTTTAATGTTATTTGATTAGCCCTTTTTTGTGCAATAGAATAATCTTTTAATCTTAAATTATATGTAGTTTCATAGACTGTAAATGTGTTAGAAGATACTTCTATTTTTTTGAAATTGTTGATCCAGTGTTCAAATAACTTTCCAAACTTTATGTCAGAATTAGATAAAGAATTAGTCTTAGCTTGGTATTTAGCAGTGTTCATTTTATCCAATACAACTGACTTTTTATAGCTTCCAAAACTTTTTCTAATCTGTTTACCATTACTGTCCCAACCGATAGTAATATTAGCTTTATAGTAAGTCTTGCCATTCCTTATAACAGTAGAGATAGTACCTTCTCCATTAGCTTTTCTACCTGCCATACAAAATCACACTCCTTTCAATTTGCATAACAAAACTGAGTATGATATAATTTATTTTAGTATAAGAATAAGAGTAATATCACACTCTATAAACCTTTCATCTGTTGGTAGCAGTTGAGAGGCTTTTTTATTTGTTATCTAAAATTTGTTGCATTTTTGCAAAAAAAATGTTATTATAAATTAACAAAGATAACTTGTGAAGGATTAACACTGAGTTCCCGAACGGGAGTAAGTCAATGGACGAGAATTTCTCATGTGCCTGGGGTTATCTTATTTTTTATTTATATTTTTTTTCAAATCTTCAATTATTGTATCAGGATTTTTTATAATTTCTTCTGTAATAAAATCAACTAAACTTTGTGAATAAGTATATCTACTCCCTCCAACAGTATAATGGAAACTAAATTTATCATTATTCTTTATATCATAAAAGTTTACAAATAAAATAAAATCATACATATTGAAATTATCTTGAGCTTCTTCTCCATTTTTTATTTTAGTTAAAAGTAACCCTTTACTTTTTAATTTCTTATTAACTAATCTTATTATATCTTTTGTTGTATAACTATAAATATTATTAGGATTTTCTAATTGCTTCACAATAGCCATTTTATAATCTGAATTTTTATCAATACCTATAAATAAATCTGCTTTAGCTTTATCTTTGGTAATAAAAAAATGTGTTTGGATAGGAATTGCAAATTCAGAATTATTTTCTTTAATTTCAGAATCAATTTTTTCCATATCTTTTAATATTCTTTTAAGCATATTAGGTGAATATTTTCCTTTTATTTCATTAGTATCTAAATTATTAATTTTCACAGATAAGGTTAAAAAATTTTGTGCGATATAATCAGTTATATCTTTATTATGAAATTCTTTTATTTTCTCAACATAATTAACAACACAAGCTTGAAATAATGGTGCATAAATATACTCATAATCTTCTGTTATAAAATGTGTACTTATATTTCTTAATTCAATTATTCTTTCTATATTTTTTCTTAAAGCTCCATGTTTATCTGTAAATACTTTTTTAATACATAATTCAAGGGTAATAGTTCGTTCTTCTGAATCTTTATAATAAATATTTTTTTCTCCATATAAATTTATAATATGAGCTTTTAACATTAATTCCCAAGCATTACATATAAAAAAGCTAAATCCTTCAACTCTATATTTAATAGTTGGTTTATTATAAATTTCTAAACCCATTATAAAAGCCTCAATACTTTTATCTACCAAAAGTTTAGCTAAATCCAATTTTCTTCACTCTCCCTATTGATTTTTAAAATGTATGTATTTCCTTTTTTTATCCTGTAAATATATCCATCATTTTCTAATTTTTTTATAATGTTTCTTAACCATTTAATATCTACATGAGAATAAATTTTATAAAGATCTGTCTGAAAAAATAATTTTCCTTTATCTTCAGCATTTTCAATTAGTTTGGAAATAGGAAATTTAAGAATTTCATAGTCCCTAATTTTATGAAGTGTGGGTTTAAAACGTTTATTTAAATTAAGTATTCTATTTTTTAATTTCATCATTTTTAAAGGTCTTTTATCCACTACTCTTTCAACAATGTCTAGATCAGCTAGCTCTTCTTCTTCATGAGTATCTACATTTACAGTAACGCTTTCACATTTTTCTTCATCCCATATATATTCTACTACTCTTGTAAGAATAAATGCCATTGCAAATGTGTCAGCTAAAATCTCAATATCATAAGGTAATATCCAATTATTTTCACAAATAACCATATTATCTCTGACATCTTGTGCATGACTATAACAAGCTTTTATTTTTTTATCTAATCCTGGTGGAGTTGGCAATGCATCTAAGTCTACATAATTTTCGTATCTTTGTACATTCCAAAATAAATAATGTGCTAGTTCATGGGCAATCATGAATTTCCAATCATAAGAATTTTTTTCAAAAAGATTTGAATTATAATATATAGTAAATAAAACTCCCTCTTTATATATAAAAGAGGTTTCATCTTCTTTTAAAGAATTGAAAGATAAATAATTATTAGAGTTTAGTTCTTTAATTTTTTTCTTCAGCTTAGTTTTATTTAAACCTTCAAGTTTTATTCCAAAACTACTTACACATTTCTCTATATCTTTTTTAAAAAGATTTGTAAGTTCCATCCCTAAAAAAGTAGCAAAGTCTATCATTTCTTAACCCTCTTAATATTACCTGAAAATGCGGCAAGACCACTACTGTTTATTGAATCTGAAATATCTGGTTGAGAAATATCATATTTTTTAGGTGTAACTTTTAAAATTGTATTCTCTCGAGAAGCAAAATCATATTTTATAATCTCACCTATTAAATTTTCCAATCCAACACGTCCTTTATTACTTAATTCTACTTTTTCTAAAGCTAACTGAATAAGAGAAATGACATTAGAAAGTTTTATATTTTCATCGCTATTTAAGTCTAATTCTTTAAAAGTAGATTTATCTTTTGGGTCTCCCATTATTATAGATATTTTTTTATTTTTATATTTAACATCTCCAGCAAGATTTTCGTTTATGTAAAAATCATAGATTTCTCTTTTATTATATTTACTTATTTCTTTTTCTAATATTTCAGACATATTTTTTCTATTAACAACATCTTCAAAAGTTTCCCTATTAATTTCTTCATCTTCAGAATCAAAAGTTAATCCTGCTTTTTTAAAAGCTTGTTTTGTTAAAAGTACAACAGTATCTGCTAAACTATTAAATACCCCAGTATCATTTTTAGCCATTTCCAATAAATCTTTTTCAAAAATAGTGTCATTTAAAAATTTATCTATATTTGGAAAAGAAAGTATTTTAGCTATTTCATCTATAGAATATCCTTCATTCAATTTCTTAGCAATATTCTTTATAAAGTTTATTTTCTTTTCTGCTGGGATATCTACACCATGAACTACTTGGTTTCTAAAAATTCTTTCGTCTTCCCACCCCATTAGATAAGCAGGGGTTGTATTATATAATTTAGCCATTCCTTCTATCTTATCACTAGGTATATTGGTAATATCTAAGGTTTCATATCTAGAAACAGTTACTTTTGAAATTCCTAGTTTATCTGCAACCTCTTGAAGTGATAAATTATTTTCTAATCTTTTAGAACGAAGTCTATTAGCTAATTCTATTTCTTTTTTTGTAGGTGGATTTTTTTTTCTAGATATTTTGTTTTCCATAAATTTTACCTCCTTATTTTTTCTTTATTATAGAATATTTTTTCCTAAAATGCAACAAAAATTTTCTGATATTGTAAAAAAATTTCCTAATAGGTATTGACAAGAAAAAAAATAAATGTTATTATTATCGTAACCTGATAGGTAATATTTGAAGTGGAGGTGAAATATGATTGATATAAACAAATTAAAGGGAAAGTTTGTTGAAAAAGGATATGATACAAAAGAAAAACAAGCAGGGGCAATAGGAATGTCTACTCGCACATTCAGTAATAAATTACAAAAAAAAATATTTAATTCAAATGAGATATTTAAAATAATGGAAGTGCTAATGATAGATGATCCTACTCCAATTTTTTTTGTAAAAAAAATTTCCTAATAGGTAACAAAAAAATATGTAAGAAATAAAAATTAAAAAGGAGAGGTGATTTAAATGCAATTAGCAACAGTAACACAAATGACTTCATTAGAAGTTGCAGAAATAACAGGTAAGGAGCATAAAAGTATTCTGAGAGATATAAGAGATGAGATAGAAAAGCTTGAATCTCAAAGAATTTTTACTGAGCACATTTTTGTGCCGAGTGAATATCAAGACAGAACTGGAAGAACTTTACCAATGTATATCTTAACAAGAGAAGGAGTTTTACAGTTAGCAGCAAGATATGATGCGGTAGTTAGATTTAAGCTGATAGAAAAGGTTAGTCAACCTGCTAAAGTTTTATCTCCAGTACAACAGCTATTAGCACAAGCTCAAATCTTAGTTGAAATGGATAGCAGAGTAGAAGCAGTAGAACAAGGAGTAAGAAGACTAGAACATAATTGCAGAAGAACAATAACAAGTAATCAATTAACAGTTATAGCTTATGCAAATATGAAAGGGATAAGACCTGATGAATATAACAGTAGTGTTGTAGGAAGAAAAGCAACAAAGTTATGTAAGGAAAGAAATGTTTTAGTTGGTAAGGTTGTGGATAGTAGATATGGGCTAATAAACACATATCCTGAAGAAATTTTAGATGAAATATTTTTTGAAATAGATTAAGGAGGCATCATGAACAAAGATTATGAAAATGAATTAGAAAACGAAGATCTAGAAGATGAAATGGAAAATGATGATAGAACAGATGATGAATATGCCAATGGATATCCTAGGAGAGGTTATACATGTGCTGACTGCATCTATAGCGATTGTGATGGTAATCAACTATGTAGCTTATTTGAGCCTTGGTAATCAAAAAGGAGAAGTATGCAAAAAATTGAAGAAACAATAGAATTTTTAAAAGTGTTGGAAGAAGAAATAAAAAAATTAAAAGATACTAATCAAAAATTATATAAAGAAAATGAGGTACTAAAAAAAGAAAATGACACCTTAAAGATGTCATTAAGTAAATAAAATTATCTTTTTATAAAAGTTGTAGCTTCATCCAATGTTAAACGACATTCAATGAAGTAAAGAAGTGCATGAATAAAGAGTTTCATATCTTGAATATCTTTATCAATGTGTTTCTTAATATAATGAGTTTCATCATTTCCAAGCCAAGTTGAAGCAGTAGCAAGATTTTTAATTTCAGTGTCAGTGATATAAGTTGAAATACATTTACCAAAAAGTAAATTCTCAATTTCCACTTTTTTATCAGGATTTAAATAAATACAAAAATCTTTTACAAGAAATTCAATAGCTTTTCTATAGCCCATACCTGCTATTTCATTTAATGAATAACTTTCAGCAGTGTTTGATTGGTTATAAATGATTTGAAACATAGGTGAAAGGTTAGCAATTTTTTCAGAGAATATTTTATTTTCTGGATAAATTGGTTCAGAACTTTCAAAAGAATAGGCACAATAATTAGGAGACTTATTATCATACATATTATAATTACAACTTTTATTTATGCCATTAAAAGTAATGATAAAAGAAGATGAACAATGTTTACAATATGTAAATATTTCCACTTTATCTTTATCAGTTACAATGGCTTCTGAAAAACTATGAACAAAAGGAGCGTGACATTTAGGACAATAGTCAGGGACATTAAATTCAATATTTGATTTTTCAATGCTATATTTGTTTAAAAATATTAAATCAGTTACAACAGTTTTCATAATAAACACCTCACAATAATTTTTAACTAAATTATAGCACAAAAAAAGCAAACATGAATTGAAAGATAGAGCTTTAGAAATGCTTTATCAAATGTATAAAATGATGATTGCATAAAATTTAAGGGAGGATAAAAAATGAAAATAGTAAAAATAAATAATGTCCCTGTAAAAGGGATACCTTTAAAAAATATAAAACTAGTAGGTGGAAAAGTAATTATAGATGGAAAAGTAATTGTAAAAAAGTAGGAGGATTAAAAAATGTTACACTGCACAATTCTAAAAAAGTACTGGGATAGAGAAGAACTTAAAGGATTGAATTTTAAAAGAGTACTAAAAATAATAGAAATATTAGAACTTTGGGAGGGAGAAAATGATTGAGTACATGGAAGCTACAACAAAAGATGTAATTAAATACAAAATGAAATGGTTAATCAATACTATATGGAGGTTCTATAACAAATATGTTGAGTTATATGACTTTGGAGATTTATTTTAAAAAGGAGGAAATATGGAAGAAAAGATGATGTTAACAATGCCAGAAACTGCAAAAATTACAGGAATTGGTTTAGCAAAATTGAAACAAATTGCAAGAGAATACTCAGATTTTCCTTACATAAAAATAGGAGTGAAGCATCTTGTGATAAAAGAAAAACTTCCAGAATGGTTTGATAAACATAAAGGAGAAGAGTTATGAGGAAACTAGCATTGATAATAGCTAGCATATTAGCTGCATATAACAAAAGAAAAACATCTGTTGACAGCGACCAAACTAACACAGATGTTTAAGAGAAAATGTCTGGGTAATATTTCACCTAGATTATATCTCAAATTTTATAAAAATTCAAGAGGAAGGAGAAGAAATGAATATAAATGAGTACAATTCTAAAAACATGGGAAAGCAAGTTCTAGTTTTGAGAGAAGATGATATAAAAGTTTTAAATCATTTTGCAAGTATTGCAAAGTCGGGAGAACTTAAAGGGCTGATAGTTGCTGGAAAGTATGTTGGATTTACTGACACATATAGACTTGCATCGATTAAAGATACTCATGAAGCATTACCTGAAACCAATGTAGATACTCCTCTTATGTATGATGTGCTTGATGTGTTGAAAAAAGCAAAATCTTTAGCAGTACTTAAAGATGGAAAACTTGCAATTCAAGTAGGTATTGAAGTTACTGAGTATGAACCTATGAAAGATATAAAAGTTCCAAACATTGCTACAGTTAGAGAAGGGTTAGACTATGGAACTTATACTGAAGCATTTCCATCAATTAATTTTGCTGAAAATGTAGTTTGGAAGATGTTAAAAACTCCAGCAGGACAAGAGCATTACAAGAAGTATTTTAAGTTTGAAAATGGAAAAGTAATAGTTGAAGCTTATCCAAACGAAAACTCTAAGTTAGTTTTAGAAATATTAGAGCTAGAGAAAGATAGAACAAGTTTAGTAACTGATTTAGATTGTAAATACTTAGACTTGTGGTTCAAATGGACTAAAAGTAGTAAGTTTGATTTAGCATTAGGAAAAAACAGTAAATGTGCTATTAAGTTTAGTAAAGACAAGGTTGATTATATCGTTATGCCTTTAAAGGTGATTGAATAAAGAGAGGAGCTAGAGTATGTTTACATTACCAAAGAAAAGAGAAAAGAGAGTTGCTGGAAGACTTACTGAGGTAGTAAGAGTTAGATATTCAACTCTTGAGTATATTGATGAAATGGTTGAGGAAAGTGGCTTATCAAGACAAGAAATAATAGATAGAGCAATTAGATATGCTTATGATAATTTAGAATGGGAGGAAGAATAATGAAATTATATGAAATAACAAGTGAAATGAGAGCTTTAGATGAATTATTTTTAAGCTGCATAGATGAAGAAACTGGAGAAGTTAAAGATGATGGTGTGATTGATATTTTAGAACAAGAATTAAAATTACAATTGCAAACAAAAGGAGCAGGAATAATCAAATCTTTTAAAAACTCTGAAGCAATGTTAAATGGAGTTGATGAAGAAATAAAAAGACTTCAAGCTTTAAAAAAATCTATTTCTAATCAAATAAATAGTAGAAAAGAATACATAGTTAGAAATATGGAAATGATGGGAATTACTAAAATAGAAACTGAACTTGGAAATTTAAGTTTAAGAAAATCAAAATCAGTAAATATCTATGATGAAAGCTTAATAGATAAAAAATTTATTGAGATAGAAACAAAAGAAAAAATCTCAAAAACTGAAATTAAAAAAGCTATTGAAGCTGGAGAAAATGTGCAAGGTGCAAATATAGTAGAAAAGAATAGTTTAAATATAAAGTAAGGAGGATAAATGAATAAGATAATTTTTATAGATACAGAAACAGGTGGAGTTAATCCAGAAAAAGCTGCACTAATACAACTTTCAGGAATAATAAGAATCGATAAAAAAGATGTAGAAAAATTTAATTTTTACATAAAACCTTTTGAAAATTCAGAAGTAACTGAAAAAGCTTTGGAAGTTCAAGGAAGAACATTAGAGGAGCTAAAAACAGATAAATATGTTGAAGAAAAAGAAGTTTACAAACAATTTATAAATATTCTTGATAAGTATATAGATAAATATGATAGAACAGACAAATTTATTGTTGCTGGATATAACGTAAGGTTTGATGTTGACATATTGAAAGCATTTTTTCAAAGACATGGAAATAATTTCTTATTTAGCTATTTAGATTCTTCTATGTTAGATCCTTTGTACTCAATTAGATTATTACAGATAGCTGAAGTATTACCAGTTTTAGAAAATAATAAACTTGAAACTTGGTGTAAGCACTTTGGGATTGAATTAAAAGCTCATGATAGTTTAGAAGATATAGAAGCAACAAAAAAACTTATTGGAAAGTTAATCTCATTAATTAGGAAGTGATAAATATGGCAAATATGATAATGGTTCTTGGAGAAAGTGGAACAGGAAAATCTACAAGTATTGAAAACTTAAATGAAAAAGAAACTTTTATTATTCAAGCTGTCGATAAACCTTTACCTTTCAAAGGATTTAAAAAAAGATATTCTTTAAGAAGCAAAGAAAATCCAAAAGGAAATAGATTTATAAGTGATAGACCTGAAATAATTATGAAAATTCTAAGCACTTTGGATAAGGAAAAAGAAATAAAAAATATTATTATAGACGATTCTCAATACATAATGGCTAATGAATTTATGAGAAGAGCAAAAGAAAAAGGTTATGAGAAGTTTACTGAGATAGGGCAAAACTTCTATAACTTAGTTGATAAAGCTAATTCTATGAGAGAAGACATAAATGTAATCTTTTTACAACATATAGAAGTTACAGATGATGGAAGAAAAAAAGCAAAGACTATAGGTAAATTGATTGATGATAAGGTAGGTTTGGAAGGTAGATTCACTATAGTTTTAGCAACAGAAATTGAAGATGGTGTTTATTATTTTAGGACCCAAAACAATGGTAATGATACTTGTAAAAGTCCGAAAGGGATGTTTGATGAATTAAGAATTCCAAACGACTTAAATTATGTAATACAAAAATCAAACGAATATTTTAATTAATAATAGGAGGAAATAAATATGATGAATTTATGGACAGAAAATGAGGAAGATTTAAAAGAAGAAACTAAAGAAAAGAGTGGAGTAGTTGATAAAAGTGGAGTGTACAACTGTACTATTGAGGAAGCATTAATAATAAGTGGTAAAAATGGTTCTCAATCTAAAGGGCTTAAATTAGTTTTAAAAACTGATGAAGAGCAATATTTTTATCCAGTAGAATTTTTTATAAAAGCTGATGGAACTGAAAACGAATATGCTAGAAAAAAATTAAATAAATTAACTTATTTATGTAAGTTAAAAAATAAGGACCTGGTTCCAGTAGAAAGTCCAAACAAAGTTTTTATCCCTGCACTTGCAGATAAAAAAATTGGTGTAATAGTAGAAGTTAGTTTAAATGGAGAGTTTTTAAGATATAACATCATTGGATATTATGATATTCAAAGTAAGAAAACTGCTGATGAAATTCAAAATAAAAAGAATCCTGAAATTTATGAAAGATTTAGAAAGAAATTTGAAAGTGCAGCTGCCATTAAGAAACCAAGTAATAATCATACTGAAGAAAAAACAGAAGAAAATAACGAGGATTTACCTGAAGAATTTCCGTTCTAATGGAGGGAAATCATGAAAATAAAACATTATGGAGATGAGGCAAGACTGGATTACTGTCCAGTCTGCCAAAAAGTAAAAAAAGATAATCCTTGCTTTTCTGTAAATGTAAATAGTGGAAAGTATATGTGCCACTCAACTGGAAAAAGTGGGCATATAAGTGAATTTCCAGAGATACAAAAAGAGTTAAATATTAGTGGAATAGAAGAAAAAACAGAAGAAAAGAGAATTTATGATTTTTCTTCTTTAATATATAACTCAAAAAAATTAAATAAAAAATGGCTTGAATATCTAAAAAGTAGAGGCATAGAAAACGAAGATAACATTAACAGACTATATAGAATGGGCTCTCATGAAAGTATGATGATTCCTGTTACTAACGGTGAAACTGTTGTTGGAGTTAAATATAGGAGTCTAGATAAAAAGCTATGGAGTGAGAAAGGTAGTTGCTTAGACTATCTTTTAAATTGGCAAAATATAACAGATTTTGATTATTTAGTAATTGTGGAAGGTGAAATAGATTTACTTAGTGCTTTAGAAGCTGGAGTAGAAAACACTGTTTCATTGCCTTCTGGAGCTACAAATATTAAATGTATCAAAATGCAAAAAAATTGGCTTAGTAAATTTCAAAAAATCATCATTGCAACAGATGATGATGAAGCTGGAGTAGAAGCAAGAAAGAGAATAGTAAATGAATTAAAAGATTTATTAATTCCACTTTATAAGACTCATTTTTACAAAAAGAAAGATGTTAATGAAGTTTTAATGAAAAATGGAAAAGATAAAGTTTATGAGTATTTATTAAATAAACCATCTCAAATAAAAACTGGATTTAAGAGTTTTAAAATTGATGATGGAGGATATATCTATTATGGTGGAGAAGAAACTGTTAGAGTTAGTAATTTCTTAGTTGAGGTAGAAGCTTTCTCTGAAAATTTTTTAATAGGTAAAGCTATAAATAATGGAAGAGAAAGAAAGTTTAAAGCTAGAATATCTGATCTTTTATCTATAAAAGGAATTGCGGAAGCTATGGGAGTGTATTTAGCTAGTCCATCAACAATTCCAAAGTTTATTGATTGGCTAAAAGAAGAGAACCAGGAAAAATACATTGAGGAAATAGAGTATTACGGAATAAGAAATAATAGATACTATGATGAAGATTCAGATGTTGTTTGTGATAAGAGAGATTTAAAAATTACAAAAATTTCTGAAATAGGAGCTCTGACAGCAGAAGATAAAGAATGGCTTGAAAAGAATTTAATTCATATGAGAAGTGATATAAATCAATCTTTATTAGGAATTTGCTGGGCATTAGGTAGATTTCATACTCAAGGAACTTATCCTATCCTAGAAGTTTCTGGAACAACAAGTATTGGGAAAACAGAATATGTTGAATTTATTTCAAGATTATTGTTTGGTGGAAGAGAAAATATAAAAAGTTTATCAACCTTATCTAATCACCAAATAAGAAGTTTTAGCAGCTGCTCAAATATAACACCATGGGCTATAGATGAAGTTAAAATAACTGGTAAATTTCAACTTGAGAAAATGAATGATTTATACTCAACTATTAGATCTGTTTATGATAACAAGATTATAAATCAAGGAAATACAACTAATAAATTAGCTGAGTTCCATCTGTGTACTCCACTTATTATCTCAGGAGAAACAAAATTAAGTGATGTGAGTATACAAAATAGAATGATAAGTACAAGTCTTACCAAAAAGAACAAAGGTGATTTTGAAATTTATAAGAAACTTAAAAATAGCGACATTTTAGAAAAACTTGGTAAAACTGCTTTAATGGATAGGCTTGAAAATGGAGTTATAGCTACTGACAGTACAATTTTAGACAAAGTAAAAGATGAAAGACAACTATATAACCTAAATTGTTTGTTAAAAGGTTTAAAAGCCCTCTCAAGAGTTTTAAAAATAGATATGAAAATTATAAGTAATTTTGTAAGTTTTTTAAATACAGATTTTTCAAAAGAGTATACAACTACTGATAATTTTATTGAACTCTTAAAATTAGTTGAAGATGCAGGGATAGAAAATTTAGAAAGTTTTTATGTATCAACTCCTAACGAACATTGGGCTAGATTTCAACTTCTTTATACGGCTATTGATGAGCAAAAAAGAAAAACTAATTCTACACTTGAGTTATTAGATATGAAAACTTTAAGAAAGCAACTTGTAGAAGAGGAATTTATAGTTTCAAATAGTGAAGTTAAGAAGATTAAAGACAATTTTACAGGAGAAGCGAAAACATATAAAATAGCTAAATTTAAAATAATAAAATAGATAAGGTTACTGCTTTTATTTAATAATATCAATATAAAATAAAAAAAGTTACTGTTGGTTACTCTAAAGGTTACCCTTGAACATGCGATAAAATGGCTAAGGTTACCGAGTTACCGCAAAAATCAACATAGGACAGATAAATATTTAGGTATATATATTAAATTTAACTATATACCTAAAATAATATAGAAAAAATCAAAAAATAGGGTAACTCGGTAACCTTTCCCATAAAATGCTAAGTTGAACGGTAACCAAAACGGTAACCTAACGGTAACTTTATAAAAAAAGCAGTTCTATAGCTCTATTTATGGCAATTAGAACGGTAACCTAATTTTAAATATAAAGAAATTATACCAATATAGTATATATTAAATAAAGTATTGGTATAGAAAGGAAAATTATGCAAATAATAGAGTTTTGGTATATGTGTTTATCTGCAAATTCTTCTCAAGAATTATTAAATTTAGTAAAAAAACATAAATGGCACTTCAAACACTTGAAGCCACAAGCACAGGAGTATTTAAGGAATTTATATAAGATTTATAGAAAAAATGAAGAAGCATTATATAAATAAAAACGGAGTAAAAATATGGGGAAGAAGATAGATGTCAATGAGATAGTAAATAAGAGATTTAAAAATAAAAATGATGAAGAATTTTATGTTATTAAGTATCTATTTAAAGAAAAAAATAATTACTGCTATGATATCGAGTTTATTGAAACTAAAAATATTCAAATGGCTACTCTCAATCAAATCAGAAAAGGAACTTGCATTGATATAGTTCAAAGAAAGAAAATGAAAAGAATTCAAGAAGAGTTAAGGTTAAAAGAAAGAAATAGGTTAGTGAAGCAACCTAAAAATCAAGTTTCTATCCCTTCTAATATCAAAAATATAAATGTTTTGAGTATCGATTTAGCTACTAGATCAGTTGGTATTGCTTATTCTTGTAAAGGGAAAATAGTGAGATGGAAAACTATAAAAGCTGATTTAGAAGATTTTAGAGAAAGAGGATATCTGATTATTAATGAAATAGTAAAAGTATTGGAAACTTCAAAAAAAATAAAAGGTGCAGCAATAGATTTAGTTATTGTTGAGGACACATATTTAGGTTTGAATTCTAGTATATTATCTATTTTATCTGAGATAAGAGGAATGCTTACATATAATTTAAAAAAATTAAAAATAGATTTATTGTTAGTACCAGCTGTATTTTGGAAAAATAAATTTAATAATTTACCGCTTGAGAGAAAAGAACAAAAAGAATTTATGATGAATAAATTTAATGAGTTTACAGGAAAAATAGCAGATAGTGATGATGTTGCAGATGCTTATATGATGTTAAAAGCTTGTTTAGGGGGAATTGATGCTGAATATAAAAATTAATAAAGATGGTGTATTTTTAGAAAAAAGGAACTAACAGATGCTGAACTAGAAGAAGCACAGTTAGAGTTTATAAGAAGTACAAAAGCAATATACAAAGAAAAGGGGATAGATTTAGAAGTTTTGGAATGGGGGATTCAAAAATTTGAGTTAGTTCGTAAAAATAGCTAAAAAGGAGTGATACAGATTGGCAACACAAGAGCATAAAAGAAATAAATATAAAGATGAAAAAGAAATATTTGAGATATATAGAAAATACAGTAAAAGAATAAAAATATTATTAAAAAGGCTCAATAATCCTATTTTAATAAAAGGCTATAGTTATGATAAATTGGGGACAAGTGGATTTCAAGAAGTTAAGTCAGATATAGAGAGAATTTCAGATTTAAGGTCAAGAATAATAAATGACATAAACAGATGTGAAGAATTTATTTATAGGGTAGATAGTGCTATAGAATTGTTGAAAGATAATAAATATTATGATGTTATTAAGTTTAGATTTATTGAAGGAAAAACACTTGAAGAAACTGCAGAAGAGTTACAAGTATCAACTACAACTGTAAATAAGGCAGAAAATGAGTTACTAAAAGAGTTAAGACTACACTTCAAAATCCAGAATTTTAGATATTTTTAATGTCTTAACTTGAGTAATGCTTGATAATAAGTTGATAACAGATTTATTGTAAGTTAATTATTAATATGTTAATATGTTATCATGTGGCAAAGATTAAAGATTTCTCTTTAAAAATTGAATAATAGTAGTTTAGAGGCTCTACTTTAAAAAAGCCTCTGCCAAATATGGTGCATCGGGCTAATACCCTGGCTAGACGCGATAGTCTTTCATTGGTGAGAATCCAATATGCACAGGATACCAACATCAATACTCCCACTACACTTAGATGTA